GGCGCAATAAGGGCAGCACGTGCAGCCTCTGAAGCAAGAACAGCATCTGTCATTGCTTCCGATTTAGTTAAAACAATGAAATTTGCTAAAAACGCTGAAGGTATCTCTGCTGGTGTTTTACGAGGAGCAACAAGTAGTATTGGTGTAACTGGTTTTAGAACAGCAGAAACCGCAAAAAATTTAAACCAGGTTGTGTCGGGCAGGGCATCAATGGCTGCTCGAAATGTGGTTGAACAATACAAAAAATATTCAGGTGCTGCCGCTGCTGCTGCCGTTGCAGGGAAAACAGGTATGGTCGCCGTTCGCTCTGACGAAAATAAAAAAGTTGGACCAAATGGGTATACGGGTGTGCCACAGGACAAAGGCAACAAGTCTATGCCAGGGTATAAATTAAATTATCAGAGTACGCCTTCGCCTTCGAAGAGCAGCCGTGAAAGTTTTGGTGGTACACCAATTACACCTAGTGTCCCAAAGAAAAAAAATAAGGGTAAAAGCGGTGGCGGTAAGTCTTCAAGTACCGTCGAATAAAGTTATGGCTAAACCGCGTCGCATAAACTACCAAGGTTCTCTTGCAGATTACAAAGCATCAACGGGTTCGAGTTCTAATTCTAACGAAAGCCAAATTGATGGTGGTAGCAGTCAAAGCGATGCTGTTCGCGAACAAATTGCTTTAGGTCTTGCGGCTGTTGGCGGGTTAACCCTTGCTGGTGTAGCATTAAATAAAAGTGGTTTATTTGCTCGTGCCAAGAACGCTGTAACAGGTAAAACAATTTTAGTTCACGGCTCACCAACCCCTGGTTTAAAAACAATCAACCCGAACTTAAGCAATGCAGCAAAAATGCAAGGATACACAACACCAGAAGTGTATGCCGCTAACCCTGCCCGCGGAAAAAGTTGGATTATGGCATCAGATTATGCACAACTAAGTGGTTCTAATGTACAAGGCAAAGGAAAAGGAAGCGTCTATATTGCTTCCGCAAAAACAAAAGATTTGATAAACAGCCCAAACCCTGCTAATTTAAAAACTGTTCCCGTGTTTGCCTCAGAAAAACCTTTGACAGTTATTAAAGAATATCCTGTTTTACAAGGGTCCAAAAAATTTAACGAAGACCTAAAACGTCTTGGAGTAAAATTACCTAAAGTGCCAAAGAAAAAATAGTTACCCTCATGGGAACTAAACGACGGGTACCGCCAGAAGACAAAGCACGCTTCTTCGCCGCCATAGCCGCAGGCTCATCAATCACAGAAGCATCACGCATCGCAGGCGTACACATAAACACAGGCTCACATTGGTTAACAAAATCTAAAGCAGCAAAAGCAAAACTAGACCAAGCCGTCCTCGAAGCAACCCGTACCCGCGGCAACCAAGGCGGCAAACAACGCAAAGAATACGAACAAGCATTAGACGAAGCAACCGACCTACCCCCAGCAATACCTTTAACACGCCTATGCCCAGAAGCGCAACGCGGACTACAAGACTTCGACTTCTTTCGCCGCCACTATTTAGGTCGCGTCCCATCACCATGGCAAGTAGAAGCCGCACTAACACTAGTAGACCTACTAGAAAACCCTGAAAAAGAATTCGTAGTCCTAAACGTCCCACCAGGCGCAGGCAAATCAACCCTATTCCACGATGTAGCAGTATGGGCAATAGTTCGCAACCGTGCAATCCGCGTCATGATTGGCTCCATTTCACAAGCAATGGCAAAACAATACTCCCGACGCATCAGAGAAACCCTCGAAAGACCAGCACCAATACAACCCGACCCAGAAATAGTTAAAAAAGGATTAGCAGTAAACGCCGAAGGATGCCTCTCCATCGACTACGGCAGATTTAAACCATCCGACAAAGGTGCTTTGTGGCGTGCAGAAGAATTCGTAGTAGAACAACTAGACGGAAACGGGTTAGACAACAAAGAACCCACCGTCCGCGCATACGGAATCGACTCAGAATACATCGGACACCGAGCAGACCTATGCCTATTTGACGACGTAGCATCCGTAGACAACGCCAGAGAAGGCTCAACACGAGACAAACTGTTAGAAAGATGGGACCAAGTAGCAGAAGCACGAGTAGACCCAGCAGGACTACTAGCAGTAGTCGGACAAAGACTCGGCTCAGGCGACCTATACGCACATTGCTTAGCAAAAATTGCTTACGACATCGACGAAGACAACTACGACGGCACAGACTCCACCACACCCGAATCATTAGCGTCTACAGAACCAACCAAATCATCAAAATACAAACACATTGTTTACAAAGCATATTATTCTGAACTAGACGACGGACCTAAAAGCCGCAAATACAACGCCAAACCATACCCAGAAGGACCACTACTAGACCCGCAACGTCTATCTTGGAAAGATTTATCGTACATCCGATACAGCAACCCGAAAACATTCAAAATTGTTTACCAACAAGAAGACGACGCCGCCGACACCAACCTAATTAACCGCACATGGATAACAGGCGGACTAGGAAACGACGGTGTTCTATACGCAGGATGCATCGACAACGAAAGACTCCCAGGGCAAATCCCAGAAGGACTCGCCCCACCCGTAATCTCAATCATCACAGTCGACCCATCCCCGTCACAGTTCTGGGGCATCCAATGGTGGCTCTACCAGCCGACAACAAACCTCAGATATTTGATAGACGTCGAAAGAATTAAACTCACAGCCGAAGAACTCCTCGGATACAACACAACAACCCGCGAATACACAGGCATCCTAGAAGACTGGACCAACCGCGCCTTCCAATACGGCTACCCAGTATCGCACGTCGTCGTAGAAGTCAACGCAGCCCAACGATTCCTGTTAGCACACGACTTTGTACGCAAATGGCAAACCCGACAAATGGTCAACATCATCCCGCACACCACACACCGCAACAAATTCGACGAAAAACTAGGCATCGAAGCACTACTCCCACCCCTATACAGGTCAGGTGCAGTACGACTACCAACCATGCGCGGCAACTGGAAAACATTAGCCCTCGTCGACGAACTAACCAAATGGACCCCCGACAAAAAAAATGGTACCGACCTTGTAATGGCAAACTGGTTCGCCGAACTACACTTCCCTACAGTCAGCGGAGTAAAACTTCCGCCAAGACAATGGCGCCCATCATGGATGCTAACGTAGTATTGTAGAACAACTACAACCCAACAGGAGTTCCACGCAAAGTGCACACAGTAGAAGAAATCGTCTCGCTATATAACTCCCGCAGAGAATCACAAGGACCAATCCTGCGCCGAATGCGCGAAATCCGCGACCTCGCAAACGGAGACATCGTAATCCCGTTATCAGAACTAGACCGCAACGCACGAACAAACGTAGCCAACCTACTAGTACAAGGCTTAGACCAAACATCAATGCGTATCGCATCAACCATGCCAATGCCATTCTTCCCACCACTAAAACCAGGCAACGCAGACTCACAAGAAATGGCGCGTCTACGCAAAAAAATTATTTTATCATACTGGGACCAAAACAAACTCGCACTAAAAATGCGTCGCCGAGCAAGACACTTCCTAGCATACTCGTCAGCACCAGTAGTAATCCGCCCAAACTTTTCTAAACTACAACCAACATGGGCTGTACGAAACCCACTAGACACCTACCCTGCAGCATCAGAAGACCCAGACAACCTAGTACCAGACGACTGCATTTTCACATACACCAAATCAGCACAATGGCTAATCGACCACTACGGTGAACAAGTAGTCGGAAAACTTCGCATGGGCAAAATCTCATTCGACACCCGCTTCACACTCCTCGAATATGTAGACGACCAAGAAATAGTTATCTGCGTAATCGGCGCACCAGTCACAACAGAAATGCAACCAGTAGAACGAGCAGGCTTAGAAACAATCGAACTAGAACGCATGCCAAACAGAACAGGCATGCCACTAACAGTAATCCCACAACGCATCTCACTAGACACACCACGCGGACAATACGACGGCGTACTAGGAATGTACTTCACACGCGCCCGACTACAAGCATTAACAGAAATTGCTATCGAACGCGGCATCTTCCCAGACGAATACCTAGTAGCACGCGCAGGCGAAAACCCAGAAATCATTCAAATGGCTGACGGCAAAACAGGACAACTAGGTGTAGTCAAAGGCGGAGACATCCAACAACTACAAACAAACCCAGGCTACAAAACCGACACAGCACTAGACAGACTAGAACGACAAGAACGACTAGAAGGCGCAATCCCAGCAGAGTTCGGCGGCGAATCAGGAACAAACATCCGCACAGGACGCCGCGGAGAAAACGTACTATCAGCAACAGTCGACTTCCGTGTACAAGAAACACAAGCAGTATTCGAACAAGCACTATACGAAGAAGACAAAATTGCTATCGCAATCGAAAAAGCATACTGGGGTTCACAAAAAAAATCGTTCTTCATTCCAGGTCGAGTATCTGGCGGAATGACAAACTATGTTGCCAACAAAGTATTCGAAACGGACTTCCACTATGTTAACTATCCTTCTTCAGGCACAGACGTTAATGGTCTCATCGTTGGTCTTGGTCAACGTCTTGGTACTGGTCTCATGTCGAAAGAATCGGCACGAGAAGCAGACCCACTCATCACAGACCCAGAACTTGAAAAAGACCGCATCGCAGCCGAATCCATGGAAGCAGCACTCTTGTCTAGTATCCAGGCTCAAGCAGCCGACCCTAATGGTCCATATCAACCTGACGACCTCGCGTACCTTTCAATGCTCACAATCGAAAAAAACAAACCCCTATACGAAGCCGTACAACTAACACAACGTCGCGCACAAGAACGCCAAGCAGCAGTCGCCGCAGCAAACACACCAGAAACAATGCCAGGGTTAGCAATGCCAGGAATGGGCGCAGAACAACCAACAGCACCAACAGGTCCGCCAGACATTCAACAACTTTTATCACAACTAGGTGGTGGTCAAGCAGGCGCCTCACAACAACCAGGAACCCCAGGCGCAGTTTTAAGTTTAGGTAGAAGATTATAAATGGCTGAAAAATATCCGAACAGAACAGACCTGCAAAACGCAGTAAAAAAAATGCCTGTCACCGCAGCCCCAGGACAAACATACGGTGAAGCAGGCGCTCAACGAGCCGCACAAAAAGCCGTACCAATGGGCGCACCACAAGCACCACCAATGCAAGTGACACCACTATCCGCACCAACAGAACGACCAGACGAACCAATCACCGCAGGCAACCCGCTTGGTGCAGGTCCAGGAATGGAAAGCCTGCCACAACCAATGCCAATGGGAACAGCCCCAGGTTCACGCCAAGACCTCATCAACCAGGTGCGTTACATCTACTCTAAAACACCCAACACAGCGTTGTTGCAACTTATTTTAGAATTAGAAAATTTTCAAATCTGATGCGAAAAACCGTACAACAACTCGAAGAAGACTACGCCGAAGCAAACCGTTTTCGCGAACAACGCCGCCGTCTTGAAATCGAAACAACACCAGACAGAGTTGACCGTCTGGAAAGAGCAATATACGGCAGCACATACACAAACCCAGAAATCACAGCAACCATCGGTCTTGCTGACGCACCTATCGACCCACAACAAATCCACGAACATACCCGCCTACGCGCACTTCAAGTAGGCGGAGCATCATCGAACAGAGAAAATCTTGTAGTACCACGCAACCGTGGTCTTCGCCCGACAGTAGAAGAAAAACCTGAATGGACATTAGTCGACCTGCTACAAATGCCAAACAACGACTACAACATTCCTCGCCAAAGACAACCTTCCTGGTGGGAAGAAGTTGACCCAGGTGCTCTATGGCGCAACCTTCCAATCCCAGAAATTACAGACGCCAAACAATTATTAGACCTTCAAGAAGTACAAGTGTTGAAATTGTTTTTGATGAAATCAGAAGAAGACTGGAACAACATCCCAGGGATGCTTCCCAAAAATGCTTATGCATCGGTTGACGGAAAACTTCAACGAGTACCTGGCTCATTTGTCCCATACGAAGACCTGGGAACCAAATTTCCTAATTTAAAATTGTTGTTGCAACAAAGAGTTGAAAGCAAAAATGTTTCACGTTCCGAAATTGCTTTAGGAACATTACAAGAAACCGCAAAACAAGCCGCAGCGTTAACAGGCATGGGGTTCACTACCCCAGGTAGGTTGATGTCTTTTATTGTCCCAGACAAAATTGGTGTAGAACAAGAAGTTATGGGTGTTGGTTTAAATATCCCAATTAAATCAATAACCGAACCAGCCGCACAAATTTTGCGAGGCGCCGTTAAAACTGCCGCAACAGGATTTGTAGCCGCGGCACAAGCCACCAAAACAACTTTAGAACTAATGTTAACAAACCCTGGATATGCCAGCAGTCTTGGCATCCAAACTATGCCAATGGACCCAGAGTTTTATCGCAACTACAAACAAGGTGTAATTGACGGAAACATCATTACCCAAGTTCTTAAACGGGCAATGAACCCAAATCAAAAAGTTGATTTAGGTGGCGGATACTTTCCTGAAGGACCAGCAATGGAAGCCGCAAGAGCAAACCGTGACGCCGCGCTACCACAAATTGACGGAGAATCCTACACCCTTGGCAAAGCATTAACTTTTCCGCTTATCCAAGAAGGGTACATTGACAGAAACTCTTACGCCGCATCTGTCATGTCTGGCACAGTTGATGCTCTTTGGACAATAGGAACAGACCCAGGTCTTGCTTTTAACCCTGTCAAAGCACTTAAAGGTCTTTTTAACATCAGCGACGTTGCAGCAACAGCAATAGCCAACAGTCGTAAAGCAGAAATAATTGAAGAAGCCTGGACTGCCGAACGCAAAGCCGCAGGACTTTCAATCGACCCTAAATACCCAATCATTGAAGGAAGACTTGTTGGAGATATCCCAATACCAGAAACATCACCACGTTTCGCAGGATATTTGCCACCAGCAACAAAACTCCCTGACGAAATAGATGACGCAATTAAAACAGTGACCAGCACAGAGTTAGAAAAATGGAAAGGCGCAGGCAACTCCTTAGCAGCCTTAGACAGCCCACCAGATTTAATGTTCCCAGAAATTATTGATGAAGCAACACGCCTTCGCCGCCTACACGGAGTCATCGATTTAGACGACGGTAAAAAGATTTTCGACCCATTAAAAATTGATGAAATGCCGTACACCTTCGATGGTCAAAGAACTTTAACAAAATTAACAGAGTTCACAAACGTTGGAGAAATGTACGACGCATTTTTGGGTAATATGCCAATCGGTTTAGCATACAAAATTCAAGAAGCGACTGAACTAGCGACAGCAGCAGGCAGAACAATAACCACAAAAGAAGTGCACGCCATCCTTCGCGAAGGCGTTTTATCTGGCGACCCACTATACGGGATGCGTGAAGTCCCAGGATTAATTAAACAAGTATTTAATCAAACAGGCAAACAAATCGCGTACTGGTCTTCGGGGCACACACGACAATTTGCGATGATGCCAAGAACAACATTCTTTTCATTCGAAGACCCAATGAGTTCCATAAATGATATGAAAAAAATTATGGAAATTATGAATATTCCTAAAGCAGACCGTCACGTAATGCTTTCGGACGCAATCAAAGCAGTTGTAACGGGGGATGTAGGTAGACGATTCGAACTGGGAAACAAATTTCATAAAACAATCCTCACACCAGCCCTAGAAAAAGCGGGTGTACCTAAAGAATGGATTGATAACGTAGCCAAATTTGAAGGACAAACTGACGGCTCATTTAAATGGTCAATGGACGCAATGGGTGACGGTTATCCGATTATGTGGATGGATGACGGTAGCGGCGAAGTTTTACGTTCAACAGATTTGATGGCTAAAGGTTTCATGATGGTAAACCCACAGCATCTTAAACAAGTTATTCGTGACACAACCCGTTTTTGGAAAACCTATCAACTAATGCGACCGATGCTTGCGGACCCCGAAAGTTTATACAACCAGTTGTTGCGAAATTTAGATAAAATACAAGCAAACTATCTTAAACCAGTTGCTTTGGGTGCGCCACTTCCAATCAAAATGGTTACAAGAATTGTTCCTGATGAACTTCTTAAAATGGCTGCCGCAGGTGAAATGAGTTTAGCCTCGATTCTTGCCAGCATGTCAAGCGGCGCGTTAAATTACAATACCGCAGGTGATTTGATTATTACCGCAAAACAAATGGAAACAGTTGTAACAAAAATAGAAGAACTAAACGACCTTTACAAAAAACTAGATGACGCCGTTCGCGCAGGCGAAACAAAACTTGCTGACGATTATAGAAGCCTCATTTTAAGCACAGAGAACAAAGTTGGTACCCGTAAGGAATTAAAAAAACAATTAAGCACTTTTAATGACCGTGCAGAAACACTCGTGCCAGGAATGTCACGCAAGGTGGCTGAAGTGGCGCAAGGCTTAATGGGGAAAGAACGCATGGACCCGCGCGTCATTGCTTACGAAAGAAGCAGAATTGTTGAAAACGCAAGAAAAGAAGTAGACGCAGATGGCATGGCAATCAATATTGACGGCATAGACAACACCAACTGGGTAACAGGTACAGCCAGAGACATAGTAAGTATGTCCACAACACCAGAATATATTGAAGTAGCCAAAGCAATGCTGGCTGGCGGCAGCGAAGCAGTAGAACTTTTACCAGAACGATTTTTGTCAGGAGACCTAAAAGAGGTATTCGATAAAATTTATAAAAAGTTTGTAACAGCACAAGGTTCACAAACCATGGAACTTGCCCCATATCCTTTAACAACCATTGAAGGTGCGTCAATGTGGGTAAATACAATTTATAACGACATTTTGACGCGCACCGCAAAAGACCGTGTTGCTATCGCGGCTATTGCAACTGGCGAACTTGGTACCAGCGGTAAACCAATTTCTGTTGCACCAAAATGGACGCCGAATACACGCTACGAAGCGTTTAATGTGTATGAAGCCTCACCAGAATTTAAGGAGTTTGTTAAAAACAATATTCTTACCAACCCAGAATCGCCTATGGTAGCCCCATTTTCGCGTAGTGTTGCAACAGCACAAGATGTTTCGTCATTAACTAGGATTTTTACTGGGGCATTTGCTCTTTACCGAAATACATCACAAAAAGTTACTCGCACACCACTCCAACAGTATTCAAAATGGAAACGTGTTATCGAACTTATCCCAGCGATGGACCCAAAACAAGCAGCGAAAATGGTTGCTGCATTAGAAAAAACAGACATCGACGAATGGGTTAAACAAAGCGCACGCCTTGAACTTCCACGGGCACAAGGTTCGGCAACCGCAAAAGAAGTTGAAATCTTGGCGGAAATGTATGGGCATCAAAGAGTAGATGACATTTTATATAACTTTGAAAACAAAACTTATGCTGGTTATAAACATAATCTTTTGTTTGCTTTCTTTGACGCATGGAAAGAACAATGGCAAGTATGGGGACGCACTATCGCAAACAACCCTTCCAACATTGAAAAAGGAAGATTACTAAAAGAAGGTTTAACTAATATCGAATTGCCAGAGGCTGCTGGTTTACCAGAAGGTCAAGGGATTCTTTACACAGACCCGCAAACAGGTCAACAAGCAGTAGCGGTTATTTTTAGCAAACCAGTATTAAATATGCTTGGATTAAACGCTTCAGAAAACATGAGCGCAAAAGGTTTGAGCATTTTTAGTTCAGGTCTTCCTGGATTGTTTGGTCCTGGGGCTGTTCTTTTCGATTCGGTTATTCCTAAAACTGAATCGGGTGCGGCATTCCGCAAACTTTTGTTCCCTATTGGAGACCCTTCTCTCAAAAGCAGAATTGCTAATTATCTTGTTCCTGCGTGGGGACAAGCCATCGGCGCTGGCGGAGTCGGTTTACTAGATAAAACTGTTCAAACAGATTTAGCCGACAACATTGCCTCATTCCTTGGCACGGAAGAAAGCGAAGCACTCAGAGCATCAACTTTTAACGCCGTATTAACCAACATAGCATCAAACTCTGGAACAGTTCCAAGAACGGAGGAAGAACGAAGAGCGTTACTTGAAGAAGTGCATACCAAAACCGATTTGCTGCTTCTGATTAAAGGTATATTTAGAATCTTTTCGCCAACCTCGTCGATGACAACGTACTATACAGAAATCGGTGAAGAAAATTTGGCTGCCGCAGCAATCATGGACGAGTTAAGAAAAACAACAGATGAAGCACCGTCATACTATGAGGGTGTTACAAAGTTCTTAAAAGAAAACGGTGAAAGCGTTTGGATATTTTTGGCTGGCGCAACCTCGGCGCAACCTGGTGTTGTCCCAACAAAAGAATATGCGGCTTGGCAAACAAAAAATAATGAAATATTAGAAAACTACCCTTTTGTCGGCGGTTATCTTGGTCCGCAAGAAGGCGCCTATGACCCCAACGCATATAAATTGCAAAAACAATTGGAACAGAGAACAACAACGGATACCAAGATACGTCAAGATGCGGCGTTAAACGCTTTTGCAAAATCTAAAGAAAAAGAAAAATCACGAGAAATAATTCAGCGCGGGTTGGCGCAGGGTTTGACAGAAGAACAAACTCAGAAAAGCGAAACCTATAAATCTGAAATGGCAAAACAGGTTGATTTGCTTCAAAGAAACTTCCCTTCGTATAAGAGCATTAAGGAAATTATTGGTTCAAATGAACGAGAATTAACAGAACAAATCCTCGAAATAGAACGAATGGTTAAGGACCCGCAGGCTTTGAAACAGCCCGCTGGTATCGCTTTGAAAGAGTATTGGGATTCTCGTGCCCGAAAACTTGATGAACTTAAAGCGGTGGCACCCGATTCTTTGCTTTCAAATGCTTGGCGTCGCCAAAACAAGACCGAACCATTGCGTCAATTCTTAAATCAAAAAGGCGCCTATTTAGTGTATACTTATCCAGAATTTCAATATTTGTGGGAACGTGTTTTGTCACAAGAGTTTTTGCCACCGCAGGAAGTAGGAGAATAAAATGGTTGTAGGAAGAATGCTTCAGGATGGTTCCAATTCGTCGTCGACTACTTCTACAACTATGCCTTCATCTACCACGCCGACAACAGTCCCAGTTGACCCAGATAAGGTTGTTGGTGGTGGATTAATTACTGGCACGGCAGGGACAGGCTACGCAGGCGGTATAGACCCAGAGTGGAAAGCCCCAGATAAAAGCAAATTCAATAACCCAAACGACCCTTATTTCTACAAATCGCAAGATTGGCAAATAATATTAAAAATGCCAAAAGAAAAAATTATTGGGTTTCAAAATAACCTAATGAAAGCATTCCCAGGTTGGAAACCAGGTGTCCTCGGCAGAATTAACGACGACAAAACAATTGCCAAAGTTAAAGATTTGATGGGTTATATCAATACCGATGAAACAATCAAAGGTGCCGACCTTGAAAAAGCGTTAGAGTATTATGCCAAAAACCCTTTAGAAGTTCAAGCAGCATCACAGAGGGCGGCTGTCCGTTTAACAAACCCTATCGATTTACGTAAACCGTTTGAACGTGGCGCACAAGCCGCCATTGGTGAAGTGTTTTCTCCACAACAAACCAAAAAAATGGAAACAGAATTTGCTCAAATGGAAACCCAATATCAGAGAGGTGCGGCTACTGGTGCTGGTGGCACAGTTATCCAACCACCAGACCCAACTGCTTTCGCCGAAGAACAAGCACGCAAACTACAACCAACCGCAGCCAAAGCCACAGAATATAGTGACTATATGGGCATTCTGTCACAACTATTACAAGGCTAATCATGTTTTCACAAGACGCCGCCGACCAACAATTCTTAGACGAAGTAGCACGCCGCTATCCAGATAGTACTGTGCGCGGAAAACTTGAAGAAGCAATCAAAAAGTATCCAAAACTTTACAAAAATATGATTGCTAAAGCCAAAGCATCACCTGATGATTCTTGGAAAGAATACGCTAAAAGCCAATACGGTTGGATTGTTGACCTTTATGACGCTATCCCAGATTTAAAAAAGATTGTCGACGAAGCAGTTCAACTTAAGTATACTCAAGCCAGATTTCTTAACGCTGTTAAATCAACCGCATGGTGGAAAACAACTGAAGCCAAAGAACGTGCATTTGTTGAAGAAACAGCATCAGACCCTGCGACACAGAAAACAAACATTGAGGCTAAACGCATAGAGATAAGTAACTATGTTGGCAAACAAGGCTACAAATTACCTGAAGCAGCCGTAGCCAATCTTGCTACACAAGCCTACAAATATGGTTGGAACACTGACGAAATTGGGCGTTATGTTGGCGCAGAAATTCTTAAAACAGGTGCAGCAGGGACAGCAGCAACACCATCAGCGGCAATCACAGGCGGTATGGATGCTAGAAGTATCCGTTCACTCGCCAACGATTACGGGTTAAAACTGTCCGATAGTGACGTCAATGCTTATACTCAGGGGCTAATTGGTAAGACGATGACTATTGAGCAGATTAAAGAAAACATGAGGATGGACGCAGAGAACTTGTATCCGTCTTTGGCTAAACAGTTGGCGGCTGGTCGAACTATCACGCAGGCTACAGCAACCTACAGGGCTCTTGCCGCATCAACTTTGGGTGTTGACCCTGAATCAATTGATTTTACGAACCCTATGAAATGGGGTAAATTGTTGTCTTATGTTGACCCAAACACTAACGAAGCACGTTTGATGACTAACTCTGAGTGGAATAGGTTTGTGCGTAGTCTGCCAGAGTATATGGAAACCGATGAGGCTAAGAGCCTGTTCCGTGATGCTGGTTCGATGATTGTTCGTGGCTTCGGAAAGGTGTTGGGCTGATGTCAATGACTCCTGAAGACATGAGGGCGTTGGCTGAGGCGCGTGGTCGTCCTGTTTCACAAACTGCGCCGATTAACACAGTTGACCCTGCATTAGCATATGAAGCAGCAGGATACTACGGCGACGCAGAAACATCACAATACATTCGTGACCTCGCCGCTGGAACTTTAGGGACAGTCGCCCAATCACAAAACGCTTTAAATATTCTTATTCAGCAAGGCAAAGATAAGCAACAACAAACCGCCGCAGATACTGACAGCCAAGACAACACACAATACGCCACACCCCCAGGCACAACAACATTGGCTGGGTCGGCAGGCAACGAACTCAAAGCAATCCTTCGACGATACGGCTTAGAATCATTGTACGGTTCACTATCAAGTGCACTCATAAACGACCCATCTTTAATCAAAAACACAGACGCACTTTTTGGTGCTGTCCGCGAAACACCCGAATATCAAATAAGATTCAAAGGCAACATTGACCGTGCCAAAAAGAATCTGCCACTACTATCCGAAGCAGAATACATCAGCCAAGAACAGTCATACCGCACAGTAAATAAAAACCTTGGTTTGCCTCGCGGATTCTATGACACCCAAGACGACTTCGCCCAATTCATAGCCAACGACATATCGGCAGTTGAATACAGCAACCGTATACAACAAGGCTACAACGTTGTAAAAAATTCGGCGCCCGAAGTATTGAACCAACTTAAAATGCTTGTCCCAGGTTTACAAGATGCAGACTTAGCCGCATACGTTTTAGACCCAGTACGTTCTGGTCAAGAAATCGAACGCAAAGTACGTGCGGCAGGTATCGCCGCAGCAGGCAAAGGTCAAGGCGGGATGCAATTAACAGCAACCCAAGCAGAATCCCTTGCCCAGCAAGGTGTGACCACCGAGATGGCACAACAAGGTTTCACCCAACTTGGTCAATCAGCAGGGCTATTTAGACCGCTACAAGGTGAGGAAACAATCACCCAAGAAGACATCTTGGCAGGTACTTTCACAAACGAACAAGCGGCACAGCAACGTATTGCTCGTCGCCGACGACGCCGACAAGCAGCATTCGAAGCAGGCGGCGGATTCGTCGGAACAGGCAACCGCAACATCGGGCTAACCACAGTCGGAGAATAGTTGACAACGGTCTTAGGACCGTATATAGTTTCATTACCTTCACAGGAATCCCCCAGTCTGTGCGGCGCAATTCGGGGTGACAAATCAACAGCAGCCATCACAACCCTCCGTTGCGATGTGGGCAGAAACAGGAGCGTGCCATATGTCAGAGTTTGACAACTACGACAGCGAAGACCAGATAGAAGAATCCGAAACCCGAAACCCAGTTAGGGCAAGGATGAAGCAATTGGAAAAGGAAACCGCAGACCTACGAAAGCAGGTAGCGGAAGCCGAGTCAGCGAAACGAGAATTAGCATTTGTTAAAGCAGGCATCGACCCGCTTCAACCGATGTCAAAATATTTCGTTAAAGCATACGATGGCGAACTTAACCCAGATGCGATTCGTCAGGCTGCTGTAGAGGCGCAATTGATTAGTCCCCCAGATTCACAACCAACACCGAGCGAAACGCAGGCTTGGCAACGAACCGCAAAACTTGCGGCAGGTAGCCAAACAGCACAACCGCCAGTTGACTGGAATCGAAGGTTAAACGAAGCAAGGTCGCCGCAAGAAGTAGACCAAATTTTGTCTGAGGCACGGGCATCACAATTACAATAACCCCCTCAAAACAAAAGGAATAAATAATCATGGCAGGCGAAACCCAACTCTCGTCTCTGTCAGTAGACCAGGTAGCATTTGACCGTCTTGCGTATTTCGCATTGCGTTCAGAACTCTTGTTCGACCAGGCAGCAGACGTACAACCAGTCCAACAGGCAATGCCTGGAACTGGTGTCACATTCACCATCTTCGCAGACATCGCAGCAGCGACATCTACGTTGAACGAAGTAACTGACGTAACTCCAGTAGCGCTCTCAGACAGTCAGGTAACTGTAACTCTGAACGAATACGGTAACGCAGTTGTAACAACAGCGAAACTCCGCGGAACAGCATTCTTGGATGTTGACTCAGCAGCAGCAAACATCATCGGATACAACGCAGGCGATTCAATCGACCAAGTTGTCCGTGAAGTTCTTGCCGCAGGAACCAACGTTGTTTATGCAACAGGTGGCACAACAACTCCAACCAGCCGAGAATCAATCTCAACAGATGACATTCTTCACGCTGACGATGTTCGCAAAGTTGTTGCACAACTTCGTGGAGCAAACGTAGCAACCTTCAACGGTTCATACATTGGCTTCATTCACCCAGACGTGTCGTACGACTTCCGTTCGAACACAGACGTATCAGCATGGCGTACACCAGCGAACTACGTAAACCCAGAGGGTATCTACAATGGCGAAATCGGCTTGTTTGAGTCGGTACGTTTCATTGAGACACCACGAGCCAAAGTGTTCACGAACGCTTCAAACGGAACCAGTTCAACTGGTACGATTGATGCATACTGCACAC